GCACGAATATTCTAAAGGTCCTAACACAAAGGGCCTAGAGCATAACGGTTAATGCAGAGGACTCATAATCCTTTGACTGTAGGTTCAAATCCTACTGGGCCCACCAATTTAATATTATGGATTCACGACAACAAACAATTCAATACTTAATGCTCGAGGCTAGCGAACTTTCTAAAGTTTGTGCTGAGGCTTTGATGGCTGTCCATAGAAATAAGGCAGACATCAAGGTTGAGCAACAAGTTGGCGTTATCCTTAACGCCATCAAAGAAGCAACCATTCAACTTAACTTATCAGAAGATAGACTGATGGTTGCAGTAGAGAAAGAACAACTAAGACGGGAGAAGGAACTATGAAGGATGATATTGATCCAAACACATACTTCAGTTTGTCTATGCGTAAAGATGGTAAAGATGTCAACGTCAACTTTGATGGTTTTGATATTACCAGCACTCAAATTCTCGAAGAAGTTCTCAACTTCATGAAGGCATGTGGCTATTGCTTTGACATTGATGACCGACTTGATATTGTTAACGATTTCAGATTTCAGGACGATAGTGTTAATCCGCAAATCGATATGTCATGGTTAGACAATTATCCAGACCCAGAGCTAACAAACTTTAATGCAAACAATATAACTAAGCCAGAGGGTTAATACAATGCCAGCAAAAACAGGTACTAAGGGTTACGGCAAGGGTCGGGCTAAGTTAGGTTCTAAGAAGCGGAAGGCTCGTCGTAAGAAGAGTTAATTATGAAAGTGCATATAGGTCGTTACCCAAAGAACGGTAGCGAGCAAAAGGTTAAAGTCCAAATTGACAAATGGGACACATGGAATATGGACTGCACGTTGGCCCATATTATTCTTCCTATGCTTATTCAGTTGAAACAAGCAAAGCAAGGTGCCCCTTATGTGGATGACTGTGATGTTCCAGACAACATCAAATCTACCAGTGCTCCACCAAAAGAAAATGACTATGATGTTGATCAATTCCATTTTGATCGTTGGGACTATGTTCTTGATGAAATGATTTGGGCATTTGGTCAAAAGATTATTAATTGGGAAGAACAATACTATAGTGGCGAAGCCGACTACCTACACCAAGCATATGATGAGAATGATCAGAAGATAGGTGATCCATACAAGTGGCCTCAGAGGAGTCCTAAGGGTTCCAAGTACAGTCAACTTGTCCCTGGTCCAAAGCACACATTCAAAACGGATATGGAAGGGCTGAAGGCACATCATGACCGTATGAAGAATGGCTTTAAGCTATTTGGTAAGTACTATGACGGTCTTTGGGATTGATATGAAACGGCAATGGCGTTGTGTTGACAAGAATAATCACTACTACTTCCAGGTAGACAATGGCTTAGTTATTGGCCAGGTCTATAACTATGCACATACAATTATCTGGGGTGCTAAGATTCCTATTAATGCAACAGAAGAAAAGATTCTTGGCCAGTATGTTGAGATGGAATTTGCCAAGAGAGCAATAGAAGAATATTGGGAAGAGAAAGACCGTACATTCGATCTATATGATAATGACATGAAGCTTCTAGTTGGAAACAGTAACGGGTTATAGTGTGGATCTGGAACCTAAGGTTTATAGAAACTATATAGGTGAAAGCGAGAGACTGCATTTAAAACAGTATGCAGATACTCTTTTTGAAAGTGGTCATTTTTATGCCAACCATAACTATCCAAACAGGTGGCTTCTGATTCTTAAAAGAGCCCCACAGTCAGATCACTATGGTGCATACTACACAAATGAAATTAATAATTTGTATCTGCGAATCCTCTCCACACTAGGTATACCTCATGGTTGTATTGACCCCCGACTGGGAATTCTAATTTCTTATATTCAGCCAGGTGGCTTTATCCACAAGCATAGGGACATCTATACGAACCCAGATTGGCAAAACAAGATTAACTATAGATTTAATATTGTAGTTGACAGAGGAACTGATGTGTCGTATAATCCAGTTATTGAAGACACATCATATGATATTGGTAAAGGTGACGCTTGGTCATTCAGTGCAACTACCAATCTTCACTACACATTACCAATAGCAGGACCTGAAAACAGAATTGTCTACCAGTTTGGATTTGCCATTCCTAAAGAAATGTAGTATAATACACTCATGAATATTTTTATTGTAGACCGTAATCCCACCGTAGCAGCTGAGATGCTATGTGACCAGCATGTTGTTAAGATGGTCACAGAGGGTGCTCAGATGCTATCCACTTGCCATAGAGTGCTAGATGGTAAGATGGAGATTGCACCTTCTGTATCTGGTAAGAGGAATGTTCCTCGCTATCGTCTGGATGATGGTCGTGATAGAGAACTCTATCATGCTGTCCACTTCAAGCACCCTTGTAACATTTGGATCAGAGAAGATGTTATTCACTATGAGTGGCTAATGACCCACACTCTCGTTCTTAGCCACGAGTATACAAAGCGGTACAAGAAGACACATGCCTGCCACAGTATACTTGAATACCTTATTGGTGTTGGTGCTCCTAAGAACATTCCTAACTATACAGCTGGCTCAAGATTACTTGGTAACCATCCGTTCGTTCAGGCAATGCCAGATCAATACAAAGATGCAGACCCAGTGAAGGCCTATAGAAACTTTTATATCGGTAGCAAGTCAAAATTTGCTCGCTGGCGATTTACAACACCTCCTAAGTGGTATACAGATGCAACTGCAAAGTCCGTACGAAGCGTATCAACTTTACGTGGCAATCAAGAATCACTTCCACACTAGTTACGACTTCTTTAAATACAATGGCAAAGTCAAAGTTCAGTTCACTGCTTTTGAAGTTCGGAAGGACAAGTATTTCTTTTCGAAGCTTCAGAAACATAGTGATCCTATTGGTCTTCTTGTATCTAACTTTGTTGATGACCCTAATGCGTGGATCGGAGACATAGTAAACGCTGAGATGAGCGAGGATGTTTATCTTCGTTGGAAGAAGAGACAGGACTCTATATCTTATACATTCCAGGAAGACCTAAAGAAGTTATCAAATGATATAGACGAATCGCTAAGAGTGGTCAATGGCCAGCATCCTAAACTACTAAAACTTCTCATTGGGAATACTATTTATCCAGAAACTGTAATCTTGCTAAATTCCCAATTGAACTTCTTCCCTTATTGGGAAAAGGAGATTCTGGACCCAGCAGTATGGCCAGTTGAACATAACAAGCTCGTAAAGTACAAACCATTCGTTAGGTTTGACAAACAAAAAACTAAGAAAATAACTGTTGACTATTTTGAGTTATAGTGGTAAGATAAATAGTGTATATTATGATTGTTTGTGAATACGTTCTATACACTAATATATTTAATACGGAGAATACATATGGCAAGTTCATTTAATCAATTGAAGCAAGGTCGTAAGAGCGACTTCGATAAGCTAGCAAAGGCTGTTGAGAAGCTCAACGAGAAGCAGGGTGGCAGTAACGAGGACAATCGTTTCTGGCAGCCTGGAGTAGACCAAGCTGGTAACGGTTTCGCCGTTATTCGTTTCCTCCCAGCACCTGCTGGTGAAGACAATCCTTTCGTACGAGTCTTTTCACATGGCTTTAAGGGTCCAGGTGGCTGGTTCATTGAGAACTGCCCAACTACTCTTAATGAGAAGTGTCCTGCTTGTGAAGAGAACACTAAGCTTTGGAACAGTGGCGTCGATTCCAATAAGAAGATTGTTTCTGAGCGTAAGCGAAAGCTAAATTTCATTTCTAATATCTACGTTGTTCGTGATCCAGCCAATCCTTCTAACGAAGGTAAGGTATTCTTATACAAGTATGGCAAGAAGATCTATGACAAAATCAACAACGCAATGTATCCTGAGTTTGAGGATGAGAAGGCAGTCAATCCCTTTGATATGTGGGAAGGTGCTGACTTCAAGTTGAAGATTCGTAAGGTCGAAGGCTACCGCAACTACGATAAGTCTGAGTTCGATAGTCCAGCTGCACTACTTGATGATGATGGTAAGCTCGAGAAGATTTGGCAGAGCGAGCATTCGCTTGCCAGCTTTACTGATAAGAAGGAGTTTAAGGCCTACGCTGATCTCTCCAACCGTTTGGCTAAGTCCCTTGGTCAGTCGGCTCCAATGTCTCGTGCTATTGAAGAAGAAGCAGAGGAAGAGGATGCTCCTGTCTACCGTCCTAAGGCGGCTCCTGCCAAGCAGGAAAAGGAAGCATGGAATTCTGATGATGAGGCATTCACGCCTTCTGATTCGGAAGATGATCTTCCAAACTTCTTTAAGAAGTTAGCTGAAGAATAAACGTCACTTATAAGCACGGAGTGCGTTCCATAGTGATGTTTTGGGGGCCAGGAAACTGGCCCCCTTTTTTATTTTAGAATGCTGCTGATTTTTGTTGTGGGGCGCTAACTCTACCACCAAAGATGCCATAGGCACTTAAAGGTGCATTAACTGTCTGAGACTGAGGTGCATTGACTACTGAGGATTGTGGAGCAACAATATTTGTCTGGCCACCACCAGTACCACCACCACTTTGAGCAGCAGCAACTTTTTGTGAGTCAGCATTCATTGCTGTACCTTGTGGTGCTGTTGGTACTGCTCGAACAGGCTTACCTTCAGCAACAGCTCGTCTTTGTTCTGGTGTCATCTGAGCAGCAGTATCTGCTTGCTTATTCTGACTCTGCATGTTTTGTAATCTTGCACGAGCAGATGAAGCACCAGACTTGTTACCAGACTTCTCCATCTGAGCAACTAATTGTTCTTGTTTTTGTATGTCCTGTTGGCTATATGGTTTTGCAGCAGCCTGGACAGGGGCAGCAGCTTGGCCTGGAGCAGCTACTGGCTTACCGGCAGCTGGTGGCTGGCCTGGAGCAGCACCTGACTTACCTGGTGCCTGAGCACCACCAGGAGCTGGCTTATTCATTACCTCTGCAATCTTAGCAAGAGCTGTTAATGAATCACCTGTCTTCTCGAAGCCCTGGGCTGATTCAGCAATCTTCTTTAGACCAGCTGATAGTTTATCAACATTCTTCATAAAGTCATTTCAGACCTTGAAGTTTGAGAGCTTACCTAGTGCCTCAATTGTAGATGGTAGTTGGTTCAGATCACCAGCCACTTCACCTAGTTTTGTTAGTTTTGTAAAGATGTCTTCCTTACCAAAACTTAGAATACCTGATACAAAGTTGCCTAATGCCTGGATTACTTGGCCACCACCCAATACTGCCAATGCTGCACCAACAGCAG